TTACTCCTCAGGTTCGTAAGCTGTGAAGACAGCGACCTCCGTCTGGCCGGTTCGGATTCGTACCTCGCAGAGGTCTTTCCTCGTTACCAGTGCCGTCACTATGACGGTTAAACAGATGACGATCAGGGCGATTAGCATCGCCTTTTGCTGCTTCATAGCCTGCTTCTCCTTGCCTTTCGGCACGTAAGAGGCTAACCTACGTGTGTAGAGCATAGATATGGCCTCAGATTAATGTTAAGCGTCTTGCCGGACGCGTAATGTTAACTGGGGCTTTTCTCTATCTGCCGTTGGTGTTCATGCCCGAGGCAGATAGCCTCAAGCACCCGCAGCAATTCTACTTAACTCTCGCTTTACCGCAAACCGTTCTTACCCGATATGGGAATTCCCATATCGTAATGAATTCAGTTCCCTAGTCGATCCATCAAAAACACAACCAGGCAGTAAACGCCCACAACAGCAATAACAGCCAGCGCACCTTCCATTGCCAGTGAAATATCATCCGACATATTCCCTCCTTTGGTGTGAATCCCGGCGAACGTTTTTACCCCCACCGACAAATAACATATACTAAAAAATCAATAGCTATAGCAACGCCTGTAATTGCAAAGGCTTCAGGCCAGATCATTGGCGCACCTCCTGCGGCGGTTCTGGTAGCGGCATCCAGTGTGACGGTTTCTACGACGCACCAGGAATTATCCACCCATCATTAGCGTCAGGATGCCCCGGGATGTAAGTAGCCAATTTCATTCGCCAGTCACCTTTCCTGTCAAACTCCACGGCAACAAGAACGGCTGTTTTGGTATTCGGCATTCGCTCACTACAGCTTATCCAACCATCCGGAGTTACCGGAGAATTGCCAGCCTTGCGCATGGCAATCTCCATGATTTCAACCATATCTCCTGGTGGAATTTTACAATGCTGACCAATATGCCTCTGCTGCCTGGCATATTCGAGGATGTGCTCCAGCTTGATACGATTAATCATGATTTATCTCCCTGAAGCATGGCTTCGCGGCAGTCGTTCCAGCCTTCAGCATAATCACTATACGCAAGAGGCCAACCGTTTCTGTATTCACGCGGCAACTTATCAGGCACTACCAGCGCTGGCGGCGCGGAGAATAGTGGTTTAGGTGATATTTCCGCACGTTTTGCGTATGCTTCAACTGTGTCAGGGTTAAACAGGATTATGTTTTCACCGCATTCCCACGCTATCGGTTCTGCTTCCAGCGATGCCAGTGCAATTTTGAATAACTCGCCCTCTACCCGTGCCATCCCTGAATTGGGGTAGCATTTCGCAATCGCTATTTTTAATTTGGCTTCTTCGATTAATTTCTCTTTGGTTAATTCAGTCACTTTTCATTACCGCCCTTTCGGGCGGCCTCCTGACATTAATCGTTGTGATAACTCATAGCTTCATTTGCAGCATCAACTGGATCAACATCCCACCAGCAATAATTTGGGTCGACACCTTCAGGTGTCCACGGCTCTAATTCATTTTTTGCCGCATTCTCGTCGCCAGTAATTTTAAAAATCTGCTCTGAGAACTTTTTCACCCACTCGTTATATTTTTCAGCGTTAATAACTTTCTGTGCGTTTGACATTGATATACCTCCGGTTAAGGATTAAATTTTTAACAGAGCTAAATTTAATTATTCAGTTCTGGATTTTGTCACCCTGCGTATCCGCGCTTTCACGTTACGCTCAATCTGAATTAGCTTTTCTATATTTCTCCGCCCTTCCCGTTCCTCCTGGCGCAAGATCCTTACATCATCTGCCAGTCTGGTTTCTCTTTTCGCCACAGAGAGCATCCAGTCAAATGGCTCCACAACTGCACCCGCAGATTTTACAGCGGACCTGACGCTCTTTTTCGTCAACCCGAACAGAGGCGTGATGACAATATGCTCTTTCCGATGGCTCATAAAGAAAATTAACCTGATTACGTGGGTCATCCTCTTTTACCGGAAATAAAACGATATTGCTTAACTCATCTTCTGGTTTTATTTCCATGCTCTTCTCCTTTGATGTGAATGCCAGCGACAATTGAAGCCTGATAGCTAATTCACTCACAATACCGCCTCCTGAAAATTGCCCTGATAGAACGCCAGTACACGCAGCATAACTTCACTCTTCCGGCACTCGCCACAGATTATGTTCTGTTGTCTGTCGTAGCGGCGTATTTCTCCGTCTGGTAACTTTCGAATCAATGTCTGGTCGGTTGTTTTCTCCGCTGCCTTACGCCATACGCGATACACCTGTTCTGATGTAAAAACACCGTATTTACCGGGCATGTATAAATCGCCGCAAGCCAGTACATCCACAAGGCAACGTCTGACTGAATGCCAGCCTGCTCCCGTCGCTCTCTCCAGTTGTGATATCGTCATGCGTTCATTTTTGCGTACCAGCCCGATAATTCGGGCCTTCAGTTCTTCACGCTGTTCGTGTGTAAAAGGTTTCGCCATAAGCGCCTCCGGCAATCACTTTTCCGACACAATACGACCGGATGAATCGACAATCTGCCGAACAATATCCCGGTGCTTGTTCAGCTCCCGCAGCGCGGCGCAGACACGCTCCCACTTCTGAACCTGACCTTTTGCCCGGCGCAGCTCGCGGTTAGCCACATGCAGCGATGGTAAAATCAGACCATCCGGATGTTTTCTGGTGAACAACGGCTGTGACTGCACTGTGACCGCCACACTTTCAGTTTTTATTTCTTCCTGTGTTTCCGCTTCCCGGACTGGTAACGCAACACCTGTTGGCTGAGGAAAGGCTTTACCATCGGTTTCCGTTACCGATGCAGCTTCCGGCTCTGCCGGTAAATCAGCGCCCGGTATGCAGTAACGAAATTTACCGTTCTGATTTACGCGTGCCAGGCTCCCCGTTGCTGTTACGACCGCCAACGTGGAAGCAACCTTGCGAATGCTAACACCGAACTTATCCGCCAGTTCCTCACACGTTTTAGCCCCATCCTGACAGATAAACTCAATCATCATGTCCGCAGTAACTTTTTGTTCGACCTCCCCGGTCAGCACATCCGGTACTTCAGACTGTGCTGGCTGTTCTTCGGTTACCCCGGATTCACCTTCACCAGCCAGAAACCAGGTGTGACCCGTTTTATCAACAACGCCATTTTTTTTGAGTTCCCACAGTTCGTTGAGAACTTCTTCACGGCTGATATCAAGCCGCGCCGCCAGTTCAACAGAATTGGCTTTACCCATCGCTTTCAGTGCATGCAATACGGTTCCCATTAAAATTTCCTCCGGATAAAAATTACTTCTCAAATCAGACAAAACCAGCCGCTTTCCGGCGTTCATACTCCTGTTTCAGCAACTCAATTGGCGTTGGTCCCAACGGGCGTTTTGGTGCCGCCAGTTGTCGCCGTACTGGCGGAACGCTCAGGCCGTTACTAACATGCTTTGCCCATTTCGTCAGCTGCCGTTCTGCAAGCCGTTTTAATTCCCCTTCGGTCATCTGGCGTTCAATCCCCTTTGAACGCATCTCGAGGCAAATGTGATACAGCACAGGCTGAGGCCACGGATATTTGTCGCTTCCGTTATATCGCCAGGACTCATTACGCCAGCGGCGATACTCCTCCATCACAGCATCCACCGTCAGGCCAAATGGATTGGCCCCGCTTTCCGAAATCAGCGCCACAAACTCAGCCAGGTCCGGAGGCCATGTTTCACCCGCCCGGCAGCGGTCCATGCACTGGCGGCAGACCTGCCGGATTTGCTGCTCAGTCATCGCGCCAATCTGTGCAATCCAGAGCTTCGAAGGTGCGGCCCCGTTCTTCTGGGTCCAGCGGTTCGAATAAACCTCCCCCATGAGTTCCCACAGCTTCCAGGCCGTTTCCGTCGCTGATAAATCCGTTTTCACGTTCCCACTGCTCACGTGCTGCCCGAATTTCCTGAACTGCCCGTGATGCGGTGCCACCTGGTGCTGCTGCATGGTTTACCCCCTTGCTGACTGGTTTAACCTGCGCCCTGACGTGATTTACGTGACGGGCGAACTTCTGCTCCCACTGAATCTGCGTAAACACTTTCCCCTCCGCTGCCCAGTAGTCCCGGAATGCGGTAAGTTCAGCAGGTGTAAATTCTGTCTCCGGCAAAGCCATCCCCCACAACGCAGCCCGTCGTCGAAAATCCCGTGACGGATACCAGCTATCGGTCATCGGAAATTTTCCGATGGGTTCGCTCAGGCCATCCAGGAATACATGGGGGGCTGCCTGTAACGACAAAACTTCCTGCTCACTGGTCGGAGCACTCTCGCGTGCGTTATGTGTGGGGTTTAGATCTTTGGGTTCCTTTGGGTTCCGTGATCCGTTTTTGGGTGTCTTTGATGGAAAATTTGGGTGTCTTTGGTTATTTTCCATGCAACAAAGAGTTCCGTTTTTGGGGCTCTTTTGTGCTGAAACATAACCGTTTTCGGTACTGTTTTTATTAACAGCACCAATTTTACCCACCTTTAAAGACACCCGTTTTTGGGTGTATTCAGGCTCGGCAACACTTTCTTCTACACCGATAAGTCGGTACACCACAATTTGCTTTGTTCTGCCTTTTCTCTCACCGGTATCAACAATTAACCCAATCTCCATCAGGTGTCGTAAGCTGTCCTGCACAGTCTTTTTGTTCAGTTCCGTTACTTCTGCCAGTGCAGATACAGACGGGTATGCACACAAATCGGCACCGCACATATCAGCAAGCCAGGTCAATACAGACTTACTGGATGAACTGCCGGTTTTCACCTTTTTAGCCCATCGTAGTGCATCGATACTCATACGAACCCCTGGCAGATATTTGTTTATCTGCAAAGTAATATTGATACTGCTGACGATACGCATGCTTGAAAGCAATAGCTTTTTCTATAAGCTCGTCAGTCTCACGTTCCACAACAGCTGGATCCGCAAAAAGCAGCCCGGACTCCACCACATCGCCATATTCTTTGTTTAATCCGGCGATCATGTACGTAATGCTTTTTCCATCACTGATCTCACGATACAACCTGAAATCACTAATTCGGATAGCCTCCATAATTGCCGGAATCAGCGCCGTGAATTTTTCCCGCTTATCCCTGGTGTCGATAGCTTTCCAGCGTTCGAATATCTTCACCCGGTTAACGCCCAGCGCCCGTTGATCAACCTCGCCATCATTAAACGTGACGCGTTGAACATCGATGTTCGGGCGTTCTTTCAGAGCCCAGAATGCTTCCGTGATTAATATCGTCGCCTGCTCCTGTGTCATTCCTGGTCGACATACCCAGGCATCCAGAGCCTCACAAACCTGTTCAGGGGTGATTTTCATTGTTCAACCGCCCCGCCCGCTTTGCCTTACGATATTCGTCATAAACTTTGGGGTCGTACTGAAGTTCCCCGCCGGATGCCTCTTGCAGGCGCATCGCGCGACCTTCAGGAACCAGTTCCCCCCATTGAGAAACAGCAGATGGATCAACACCAGCAGCTTTCGCTACTTTGGCTTTCGTCCCATAAAAATTAATTACGTCTGATTTAAACATCACCCCTCCAAAGTTGAGTTTTCTCAATAGTAATCACTCAAGGAATCTCAAGTCAAGGGTGATTAAGATATCTAAATATGAACGAGAAAACTTTAGGTCAACGAATTAGAGAAAGACGCAAACAGGTTGGTTTAAGTCAAAACGATTTAAGCAAAGCCGCTGGCGTATCTGGCTCATCAATTTCACTATGGGAAAGCGACCATACAGCCCCGCGCGGGCAAAATTTGCATCGCCTGGCTGAGGTATTGCAATGTTCACCAACTTGGATACTGTTTGGTGACGAGGATAAAACACCAGATCCACCAGTTGCACTCAACAGCGCCTTAGACTTATCGGAAGATGAGTTGGAGATGTTGCGATTGTATCGCGCACTTCCAAAATCAGAGCAGCAAGCACAAATCAGCGAACTCCGTGCCCGCGTTGAGAATTTTAATCGCCTATTCACCGAGCTACTAGAAGCTCGCAAACGTAACAAACATCAGTAACCCCCTTCACAAATTTTAAAGCCTTACATTTCAATGTATTGGCTTTATTTTGCATTAAATATTGAGTTTTCTCATTAAAAATACTTGACCAACATTCATGAGAAAACTAAATTACCACCCATCAAGACACCGCACGGTGTTCTCAGCAAACAGTTCCGCTACCCGGCGTTAAGGGGAAATGAGGTCAGCATGGATACTATCGATCTTGGCAACAGCGAATCTCTGGTATGTGGCGTGTTCCCCAACCAGGACGGCACGTTCACCGCGATGACGTATACCAAAAGCAAAACGTTTAAAACCGAAAATGGTGCCCGTCGCTGGCTGGAAAGAAACTCAGGTGAGTGATATGGATTTCGACACAATCATGGAAAAGGCTTATGAAGAATACTTCGAAGGTCTTGCCGACGGCGAAGAAGCTCTCAGCTTCAACGAATTTAAACAGGCGCTTTCCAGCTCGGCAAAATCTAACGGCTGATAAGCGAAACAGCACCGCGAGGAATCAGTATGCAGAAACGAGAACCCGTCATCATCGCACCAGACTATACCGATGATGAACTTTATGAGTGGATGCGCCAGAAAATTAATGCAGCGCAGGATCTGAAATGGGCCAATGAAGCCAGGGCTAAGCAGGCTGAAAAACTGTCCGCTCTGGAGCAGGATATCACCAATCTGGAAAAAGCAGCGGCATTAAGCATTGCCAGAATGATTACATACCCGCGTTAATAGCTAACCAACGAAGCTAAGGTTGGTAATTAAGTAGTTCTCCACGGGTGAGGTGGAGTGCGTGCGCCGGACGCGGGTGAGCATCCGGCACTGACAGTTTACTGAAAGGATATTTCCCTGAAAAGTCAGACCATAACGCGAAAGCGCACGGCGAGGTAGCTGGTTCATAGATAGCCTGTCGTTAAATTTTCGTCGACCGTGCGCTTCCGGTTGTGGCAATCCGCGAAATGGCGCGGCGGTAAGTATGGAGGGGTTATTCCTTCCCCCGTTGAGGACACCGGGTTGTCAGGTTGACCATACGCTTAAGTGACAACCCCGCTGCAACGCCTTCTGTTATCAATTTTCTGGTGACGTTTGGCGGTATCAGTTTTACTCCGTGACTGCTCTGCCGCCCTTTTTAAAGTGAATTTTGTGATGTGGTGAATGCGGCTGAGCGCACGCGGAACAGTTAAAGCTAAAAACAGCGTTATGGGTGATTCTGTATTCCGGCGTTAATTGTTAACTGGTTAACGTCACCTGGAGGCACCAGGCACCACATCACAAAATTCATTGTTGAGGACGCGATAATGGAAACGTCACTACCAAACGTTAATACGTCTGAAGGGTGTTTTAATATTGGTATTCTGCTCAGTAACCGGGAGTTTACTGAAGACGCCATCAGGATGAGAAAATATGAGCCTTATCTTCTCAATGATAATTCCATACTCTCCAGAATTGCCCTTCTTGAACTTGGCATTTTCGGAGGGCAGCAGTGAGTTCAGCGTTTGCACTGATGATGACGGTTTTTCTTATAACAGGTGAGCCACAGAATGTGATTACCGGAATTTATGCCAGTAAAGAATCCTGCCATCAGGCAAGAGACGAGCAAAAAATTTCCGGTGAATGTCTCCCGTTAAACAAAGTATCGCTGTACCTGAATAACGAAATACCGGCTGGATAACCCGCCAGCCGTATTAACGCCATACCCGTTGATTAAGCATGCCAGCAATGGCAGGGATTCGTACAACCTTAAAATAGTTATGAGGTTTATCAATGAGCACTGATAAAGAAGAAATTGCACTGTATTACGAAGCCAAAAATGACAAAGTCAGAAAACGCCTTGGGATTAAAGGCGGTTTTTACTGGCGCACAGCAAAAAAATTATCGGTTGCAATATCACGGGGTGTTGTCGCAATGGACGATGCTGGATTTGACGAAGAGGATTTCAAAAAACCTGTTCGCGTGAATTTGCCCATTGTTAATGACCTGCCGCCTGAAGGTGTGTTCGATACTGAATTCTGCAACCGCTATGAAAAAGGCGGGGAAGATGGCATCACAATGATATTTATAGCGCCTTCCCCCTCAGTTCAGGACAAACCAGCCAGCTCTGACAATACCAACGTCAATGGCGAAGACATGGCTGAGATTGAGGATAATATGCTCCTGCCGATTTCCGGTCAGGAACTGCCCATTCGCTGGCTTGCGCAACATGGCAGCGAAAAACCGGTAACGCACGTTTCACGGGAAGAACTTCAGGCATTACATATCGCACGAGCTGAAGAACTGCCTGCTGTTACTGCCCTGGCTATTTCCCACAACACAAAGCTGCTCGACCCGCTGGAGATTCGCGACCTTCACAAACTGGTACGCGACACAGACAAAGTTTTCCCTAATCCCGTTAATTCCAGTCTGGGGTTAATGACTGCTTTTTTCGAAGCATACCTGGACGCTGACTATACCGATCGAGGTCTGCTGACAAAAGAGTGGATGAAAGGAAATCGTGTTTTACGCATCAGCCGCACGCCATCCGGCGCTAATGCTGGCGGAGGAATTCTTACCGATCGCGGTGAAGGTTTTGTCCACGATGATGCGTCAGTAGAACGTGACGTTGCCGCTGGCGTTCTGGCCCGTTCAATGGACATCGATATTTACAATCCACATCCGGCACACGCCAAACGCATTGAAGAAATCGTTTCAGAGAATAAGCCGCCCTTTTCTGTTTTTCGTGACAAATTCATCGCCATGCCTGGTCACCTGGATTATTCCCGCGCGATAGTGGTTGCGTCCGTGAAAGAAGCACCAATTGGTATCGAGGCTACTCCCCACCGTGTTACCGAATATCTGAACAAAGTACTGACCGAAACCGACCATGCCAACCCTGATCCAGAAATCGTGGATATTGCCTGCGGTCGCTCCTCTGCTCCAATGCCGCAGCGTGTAACAAAAGAAGGAAAACAGGATGATGAAGAAAAACCGCAGCCATCTGGCGCAATGGCAGATGAACAGGCAACGACTGAAGCAGTGGAACCGGATACAACTGAACATAATCAGGACACGCAGTCGATGGATGCTCAGCCACAGATAAATTCTGTTGATGCGAAATATCAGAAACTGCGGGCAGAACTCCATGAAGCCCGGAAAAACATTCCGCCCCAAAATCCTGTCGATGCAGACAAATTACTGGCTGCCTCTCGCGGAGAATTTGTTGAAGGGATTAGCGACCCGAATGATCCGAAATGGATTAAGGGGATCCAGACCCGCGATTCTGTGTACCAGAATCAGCCAGAAACGGAACAGAACGACCAGAAAGCGGAACAGAACAGCCCAAATACGCAACAAAACGAGCCAGAAACGAAACAACCTGAACCAGTAGTGCAACAGGAACCGGAAAAGATCTGCACCGCCTGCGGTCAGAGGAGTGGCGGCAACTGCCCTGATTGTGGCGCGGTGATGGGCGACGCAACATACCAGGAAACATTCGATGACAAGAACCTGGTTGAAGTTCAGGAAGACGATTCGGAGAAAATGGAAGGCGCTGAACATCCACACAAGGAGAATGCTGGCAGCGCTCAGGACCACGCCAGCGATAGTGAAACTGGCGAGACGGCAGATCCCTTAATTACGGTGAACGGTCATCGCATTATCACATCCACCAGCAGGACGTGTGACCATCTAATGATCGACCTTGAAACCATGGGAAAAAATCCTGATGCCCCGATTATCTCAATAGGTGCAATATTTTTCGATCCGCAAACCGGAGATATGGGACCGGAATTTAGTAAGACTATCGATCTGGAAACTGCTGGCGGAGTCATTGATCGGGACACCATTAAATGGTGGCTTAAGCAATCACGCGAAGCGCAATCTGCCATTATGACCGATGAAATCCCGTTAGATGATGCACTGTTACAATTGCGGGAATTTATCGACGAAAACTCCGGTGAATTTTTTGTTCAGGTCTGGGGAAATGGAGCCAACTTCGACAACACGATTTTGCGCCGTTCATACGAACGGCAGGGGATCCCCTGCCCGTGGCGTTACTACAACGATCGCGATGTACGCACAATCGTTGAGCTGGGGAAAGCCATAGACTTCGATGCCAGAACGGCTATTCCATTCGAAGGTGAGCGCCATAATGCACTTGATGACGCCCGTTACCAGGCAAAATACGTTTCAGTTATCTGGCAAAAACTGATCCCGAATCAGGCTGATTTTTAATGTTCAACCCCGGTCGTTGCCCACCAGCTATAGTGGCGGCGACCATGATTAGCGAACGACGCTCATGGCAAGACTTATTCTGCTCACTGAGTGGGCAAAAGAGGAATTCAGTGAACCGGTCCCAACTCCGAGTACGTTAAGTAAATACGCTAAAGCCGGAATGATATTTCCTCTCCCCAAAAAAGTTGGAAGACGCTGGCGAGTGGATCCGCAAGCTCGCTTTGTCGGAATGGTAAACAAGCCGGAGGTGATCGCCACAGATCACCCTGCTTTGAAGAGGATACTGGAAGATGGCGCGCCCGCGAAAATATAAAACCGATGTTCCGGGATTATCTCCGTATTTTGACAAAAGAAATAACAAAGTTTACTGGCGTTACAGGCATCCCATAACAGGCAAAAATCACGGTCTCGGCAGTATTGACCAGAAACTGGCAGAAACTATTGCAGCAGAAGCGAACAGCCGTCTTGCCCGGCAGCAAATGGAACAAATGCTCAGTCTGCAGGAGAAAATTATTAGTGATACCGGCGGTTCATCAACCGTTACCATTTTTCTGAATAATTACAGAAAAATTCAACAGGAAAGATATGAAAACGGCGAGATCAAACTCAACACGCTGAAACAGAAAGCGGCCCCTCTCAGGGTATTTGATGAACGTTTTGGCACCAGACCGTTAGATGCCATAACCGTAAAAGATGTGGTATCAGTACTGGAAGAGTACAAGGCCAGAGGACATAACAGAATGGGACAAATTTTCAGGAAAGTACTGATCGATGTTTTCCGGGAAGCTCAGCAAACGGGCGATGTCCCGCCAGGCTTTAACCCTGCAGAATCGGCAAAAAAACCGCAGGTGCGGATATCAAGACAGCGACTGACTTTTGATGAGTGGATGATGATTTATAACGCAGCGGAAAAGGATGGTTACTTTTTACAGCGCGGTATGCTGCTGGCACTGATGACAGGCCAGCGCCTTTCAGATATTTGCAAAATGCAATTTTCGGATATCCGGGATGGTTATCTTCATGTCGAACAGCAAAAAACAGGAACCCGGATTGCCATCCCTCTGGCTCTGCGTTGCGATAAATTAAATCTCACCCTGGATGATGTGGTGTCATCCTGCCGCGATTGCGTTCTTAGTCCGTGGCTATTGCACCACCATCACGCGAAAGGGACAGCTAAGCGCGGCGGGATGGTTAAGCCAGCAACATTAACCGTTGCATTTAAAAAAGCCCGGGATTCTGTGGATTACAACTGGCGTGCTAATGGCACCCCACCCTCTTTCCATGAGCAGAGATCTTTATCAGAGCGATTGTTCAGAGAGCAGGGGGTTGATACCAAAATTTTGCTAGGCCATTCGAATCAAAAAATGATCGATATTTACAACGACGCACGCGGTAAGGAATGGAAAAAACTGGTCATTTGATGACCAGTTTTGCAGAGGGGTTTTGCAGAGGTTTTGCAGAGAAAATTAAAAACGATATCCTGCGGAGAACATAAACACCCACGGATCCAGTCGTACCGAGTCTTTCACGGTAGTAACACCAGATTTATACTTAGCCGTGGTATCGATATCCATGTACCACACTGGTAGATTTTACAAAACTCAATAACATATTATATTTAAAGGAAAAATACAGAATTTACGATGCTTTTTTATACAGATCTCTCGTGTTTTTAACTGATTGATTTTGTTGAACTCTTTTTTTGTTTTGCAGGAGTTACTCCTCTTACCTTATTGTCCACTCGATGACCAACACATTCACAACCCAAACCAGAATATCCTATCTATGAAGCATGTATCCGCACGCAGATTAATTATGGTTTACATTGTTCTACCACAATAGTCGCATCCTAAATGGGTGCGGTTGAGGATCACCATCCTTGAAGAGGATGCCCGCCACTTTAACTGCATGACAGGGCTATTTAAACAATCACTAAAAATCGCCCAAGAGCATTCTGTTTCTATAATGTATTCCAAGAGATTAAAAAATAATATCATACGTTATTCGGCAGAGTTCGTATGTACTACGGCGTCCCAACCATGTCCCAAAACAAAAATTTCTGCCCTATACACGTTCCAAAAAATTCAACAGCAAAGAGAGTCTGCTGACGAGTTGTTGATTCACTGATTAATACGTAAAATTGATAACTGCTGGAAATCATACAATACTCGTACTTTCGAAAGTTCGCTAACCAGGTGCTACACGCGAGGTGTTGCAGTTTTCTTTACGATTTATCATTCAATCCTAATCCATGCATGACATGTGGTGCCTGTGGGGTGATCCTACCTACGTAATGTGGACACAGCCCTAATCAAGGTTCTGTTTTTCAAAACAGTTCCGTGCTGAGACAGCCACAAGTACTGTGTCGGCACCACCGATTGTAATCACACTAGATCTAATTAAACACAGCCGTCTGCATTATTTCCCGACTCATAAAATATTAGCCGTAAATGCATTCGACTTTTAGTGAGTGGAAGAAACTTTCCGCCCTAGCATTATCGTAACAGCGCCCCTTTGCACTCATCCTGTCATGCAGGTATGCCGCTTCAGAAGCGCCTGATAATGCGTTGAAATCAGGACGGTGGCTACTTGCTATTCAGTTCACGATACATCCCTTAAGGACCAGCGAATAGCAATGAGTCACTTTATTATCAAGTTTGATGACCGCTTTGATGCTAACTTTTAATAAGAGTCTCTTCACACAAAATCGTGTACCGAGTCTACACTGAATAACAATCACTCCTCACCGTAAAGTGACCGATACTGCAATCAAACTCACACTGCTCTCTGGCCACAAGCATTGATAATGTTATTGGCTCTCTGCTTAGTGGGTGATGCATCCCATCATTAATTATACGAGAAAGAGCCATTTCATCATATAAACTACATACTCTGGAACCTTCAGCATTTCTTAAAAAAACACCTCGTTGAGGAATTGCCAGCGTAATCGGGCACTGTAATGCTTCATCTATGTAAGACATTTCTTCAATATTAACTAAAAATGAACATGAATGTAATCGCCGCTGTAACAATTCAATTCTGTTATCATTACTATGCATAAATTCAGAAATAACCTGCCCCCATATATGTACTGAATACATCAAGAAATGAATTGCCTCCATTCAATTGATTTTCAACAGAATCAGCCAATCTAATGATATCGGCTAGTTCTGTATGGCTTAAACCCGAATATAGTTCCCCTTGAACAGGATCTACAATAAAAGCGTCCATAGCACTCTGATAGCGAACAGAAAACGATCTTTCTCCTATTGTGAGTCTTTCCATTTGATGATCTCTGGTCGCACGTTGTAAAACTTCAACATCTTGTGTTGACAAGTAATTTCCAGAAGACAAATTAAATGAAAATGGCATAATTTTATCCCTAAAGCATATATCTTACTTTTCGATAATTAACAAAAAGCCATCCTCCACAGCAATACTCCATCAGAATAATTGTAGGATTATTTTAATCTAATTTATAAGCATAAAATATATACTCACTAAATAGCTGCGCAGAATAGTAGATCATTTAGAGGGAACTCAACCCGATTGTGCGATCTGATCAATCGCCAAATCAATACAAATCACCAACCGGACTGAGCAATGTCGATCATACCACCAATTTCCCGTGACGAACGACGCCTAATACAGAAAGCCATCCATAAAAGGCTGACAGCCATGCTGATGCTGCACCGGGGCGACCGTGTCAGCGACGTTGCCCGCACACTATGCTGCGCCCGTTCCTCTGTTGGGCGCTGGATTAACTAGTTCACACAGTCGGGTGTTGAGGGACTGAAATCATTACCTGCCGAGCGAGCCCGCCGCTGGCCGTTTGCGCATATCTACACACTATTACGTGAACAGGTAAAATATTCACTCGCGACTTTGGCTACAATTATTCACGCTGGAGTACAGAACTGCTGACAATAAAAATCAATGAGATAACCGGCTGCCTGTTACATGCTGGAACCATTCGCCGCTGGTTGTCGTCTGTGGGGCTTGTGTGGCGAAGGGCTGCGCCAACTCTACGTATCCGTGCCCCGCCTAAAGATAAAAAGATGGCAACAATCCATAACGCACTGGACGAATGCAGCACAGAGCATCCGGTCTTTTATGAAGATGAAGTATTTATCCATCTTAATCCCAAAATCGGTGCGGACTGGAAACTGCTCGGGAAGCAAAAACGAGGGGTCACGCCGGAACAAAATGAAAAATATTCTCTGGACGTAGCGCTGCACAGCGGGACAGGTTAAGTCAGCTGTGTGGGCGCCAACAGCAAAAGTTCGGCGCTGTTCATCAGACTGCTGAAGCGGCTTAAAGCTACATACTGTCGGACGAAAACCATCACGCTGCTCGAGGACAACTACATTATCCACAAAGGCCGGGAAACCCAGCGCTGGCTGAAGGATAAACCGAAGTGCAGAGTCATTTATCAGCCGGTTTAATCTCCATGGGTGAATCATTTTGAATAGCTATGGCAGATACTTCACGCCACAATAACGCGTAATCATCAGTGCCGCTCAATGTGGCAACTATTGAAAAAGTTCGCCATTTTATGGAATCCGTCAGTCCATTCCCCGAAGGCAAACATGGGCTGGCAAAAATGTGCGATATTAGGCGCAGCTATTTAGTTATTCCGTCATTTCTCCCGCCCGTGTAAACACTACTGAATCTTGTCGTTGTGACAAAGCTATAAATAGTCAATCACAGCACGTTTCTGCGTACGACGCGCTGCAATTTTCTTTACGATTTATAACTGTACAGGTGAACTATGAGTTATTTGGATACATACATATAGTGTAACGCCTGTTGTATATTTTACTCATATCTTTTTACAGGATGAAAACCAATGATACTGGCGCATAGCCTCCTCCAACCTTACCCCTGTATAACACGACTCATATAACCTGGGATTTCATTTCGTAGTTTTACAATATCAACACCCGGGGCGATATGTTTCTGATAAAACTTGTCTGCAAGCACGTTTGCTATGTAATCTGTTGTACTGTTTTTTACAGCTCGGCTCATACCATCGCAAAGAGCATCCATTTTTTTGCCAAAAGAAGCATTTCCTATTATTATATGATTAATAGAACTTTGTGCCGCTTTAACATCAAGAGTTAGTTCAAACTCCTTACTTACAAGAGAAAAGACCATTTTCCTCTCTTCAGAAGAAATTTTTGCATTTTTTTGAAGGCAGCAATTATCAATCTCTTGGTTGATAACCCTTGACGGATATACTGTCCGTTCATCACTTACCCATCCATGAATATCTTTAGTACTCTGCCTGCTTACCGTCTCCAGTATACAGCCGCTAAATTTGTTAACATTAAAGCGGATAGAGCGCTCTCCCATTGAACACTTCACGACCTCATCATTCTTCCCACGGATGGTGCCCCGGAAAGAATTATCTTTATGATAACTGATACCAAAAGAGCTGAAGGACACACCTGTCGCATTTACTGGCATAACAAATCCTTTTCATTAAAATTTGCTTACAAAAATTGTATACAATCATTTTAATTAAAAAAATACATGTGTAAATAGCATTCGTTCAAAATTTAATTTTTTGTTTGAATCCTATCACATATTTAGTATCTTGACTCCTGTCACCAATATGGTTCAATAACATAGACTAAAGAGGGAGAAAATATGCCTGTCATATTAAACTTTTCGAGTGAAAGAGTATTGTCTGAAAGTGAACTGGAGGCTTTACGTCATGTCGGAAGAGTTAGTCAGAGTGAACAGCTTGTTGTGAGAGGCCGCACTATGAGACTTCATCATATTTCATTTATGGACAGTTTTAGCGTGGAACCGGTTTCCGGCGGACTGTTGGATCGCCTTAGTGCAAGAGGGCATCGCCTTCTCGCAGAAAATCTGGAGATACAGCTTAACAGAGGCCATACTTTTTTGCAGGCATTCCGTTTATATATGGAACAGAGCCGTGCAACCCCATGTACGCGCCAAAACGTCAGTAGTGCAATACAAAACAAAATTAACTCTCATGCATTTACTGTTAGTCATCAAGACTTTTCCTGTCATGAACAACACCTGAATTGCCCGATAACATTATGCATTCCTGAAACTGGTGTTTTTGTCAGAAATGCAAAAAACTCAGAAATATGTTCATTATATGACCACAATGCACTCACTGAACTTATCCGACGCAACGCTCCACACCCTCTCAGCCGTGAACCCTTTGTTCCGGAAATGATTGTCAGCAAAGATGAATGCCATTTTAATCTAATAGAACAATATTTTTGCATATTAGCCACACAAAATATATGCACTAGAATTTGACTGTATGGTTCGATTTAAATGTTGCAAAATTAATTTTACTAGTTATTGCCATCTATTTCATACTCCCTAATTCTTGATACAATCTGTCTGTCAAAATAGTAGATTAGATCGAACTTATATTACAGCTATTTAGTTTCTAAAATGGAATTTTTAACGTTTTATACTTCACATTACAATCTGTACCATAAGCCTCCTCAGCGAGGTTGCCTGAATACCCTGTCGTGCCCATTTTTCCATCGGACGCAGTTGTCTGCTCTCTCGAACTACTGGCAATAAAAATCAACCAGACAGCTTGATGTCCGTTACATGCAGGACTAATCACGATTGGTTACCGTTTACAAAACTTGCGTAACATTGGAGGAGAACGAATAATATTCTCTAGCTGGTACGCGTTCCATAGCGAAACGGGCAAGGTCCAACAGCAAGAGCTGAAACTCAGGGGGATTTATCAGTCGATTTATTCGCCATGGATGAATCACGCTGTACGGTTATGGTAGCTCTTAGCGACAAGGCATAATCATCAGTACACCAATGTAACAACCGTTGAAAAAGACTCATTATTTTATGAACCAGCCATCCCATTTCCAGAGTGGTAAATATGATTTGTTAAAGTGTAACAGTACTCTGCGTAGCCTTTTTAGATTCATAGTTTAATGTTTCTAAATACATTAAATTGCACTATAAGAGAAAGACATAATGTGAGGATAAAAATGCCATTTTCAATAAAAAGTATTTTTTCAGGACACACTTGGCATCAACCTGAAATATCTAGGCCTATAGCAGATAAATCATCTACTAAAAATTGTATCTTAGACTCAACAACATGCAATGTAGATGGCTTTACAGTGTTTAACAGAAGATCCTGTAGTTTTGATATGCGTCCTCCCGGAAGCGCAGACAGAACTCCACAACTGAGGTTATCAATATCAGAAGTCGCATGGATGTCAAAAATAATAGAGACAGAGACAAATAATACAAACAAATCATAGCTATTAGCCCAGAAAAGAGTTGGTACACTAGCCATGAATAACTTCCTAACAACTTGATTTTTTAGTTATTTTTTTCTTCATTCTTGAAAAAGGATGCCCCGAAAGGGTTCCAGAGTTCGATTTTCTGCGCTTCTGCAAATAATCAAGGGGTTACAAAGTGGTTGCCCCTTTGTTTTTAGTGCTCTTGGTATACCCATTGGTACATTTAGCGCAATACCATCTGGTATCACTTAAAGACACGAAAAACGTAAGCGTACAGCCTGAACCGTCTGGTCAGAATCTGACGAATTAGACAAAGTGGTGTCCACCAAATAAGTAGTGGGAACCAAAGTATCAGATATGCAGAAAAATGTGACTCCCGGCAGGCGAAAAGGCTGCCCTAATTATCCTCCCGAATTTAAACAGCAGCTCGTTGCTGCCTCCTGTGAACCCGGGATATCCATCTCAAAACTTGCTCTTGAAAATGGCATTAACGCCAATCTGTTGTTCAAATGGCGACAACAATGGCGCGAGGGAAAGCTGCTATTACCTTCTTCAGAGAGCCCCCAGCTACTTCCTGTGACTCTCGATGCAGCTGCCGAACAGCCAGAATCGCTCGCAGAGGACCCGGAAACCCTCAGTATCAGCTGTGAGGTAACGTTCCGGCACGGGACGCTCCGCTTCAATGGCAATGTCAGCGAAAAGCTCCTGACTCTGCTGATACAGGAACTGAAGCGATGATCCCGTTACCTTCCGGGACCAAAATTTGGCTGGTTGCCGGTATCACCGATATGAGAAATGGCTTCAACGGCCTGGCTGCGAAAGTACAAACGGCGCTGAAAGACGATCCCATGTCCGGCCATGTTTTCATTTTCCGGGGCCGCAGCGGCAGTCAGGTTAAACTGCTGTGGTCCACCGGTGACGGACTGTGCCTCCTGACCAAACGGCTGGAGCGTGGGCGCTTCGCCTGGCCGTCAGCCCGTGATGGCAAAGTGTTCCTTACGCAGGCGCAGCTGGCGATGCTGCTGGAAGGTATCGACTGGCGACAGCCTAAGCGGCTGCTGACCTCCCTGACCATGCTGTAAATCTCTTTATCCTGGTTGTCACAGAATAAGCCCGGTAAAATACGGGCTTATGAACGACATCTCTTCTGACGACATCTTCCTGCTGAAACAGCGCCTGGCCGAACAGGAAGCGCTGATCCACGCCCTGCAGGAAAAGCTGAGCAACCGGGAGCGCGAAATAGACCATCTGCAGGCGCAGCTGGATAAACTCCGCCGGATGAACTTCGGCAGTCGTTCCGAAAAAGTCTCCCGCCGTATCGCACAAATGGAAGCCGATCTGAACCGGCTTCAGAAAGAGAGCGATACGCTGACTGGTAGGGTGTATGACCCGGCAGTACAGCGTCCGTTGCGTCAGACCCGCACCCGTAAGCCGTTCCCTGAATCACTACCCCGTGACGAAAAGCGACTGTTGCCTGCGGCGCCGTGCTGCCCGAACTGCGGCGGTTCACTGAGCTATCTGGGCGAGGATACCGCCGAACAGCTGGAGTTGATGCGTAGCGCCTTCCGGGTTATCCGGACGGTACGGGAAAAACATGCCTGTACTCAGTGCGATGCCATCGTGCAGGCACCTGCACCTTCGCGGCCTATCGAGCGGGGTATCGCCGGACCGGGGCTGCTGGCCCGCGTGCTGACCTCGAAGTATGCAGAGCACACCCCGCTGTATCGCCAGTCAGAAATATACGGCCGGCAAGGTGTGGAGCTGAGGCGTTCACTGCTGTCGGGCTGGGTGGATGCATGCTGCCGGCTGCTGTCTCCGCTGGAAGAGGCGCTTCATGGCTATGTCATGACTGACGGCAAACTCCATGCCGATGATACCCCGGTCCAGGTACTGCTGCCGGGTAATAAGAAGACGAAGACCGGGCGGTTGTGGGCGTATGTTCGTGATGACCGCAATGCAGGGTCAGCGTTGGCACCTGCAGTGTGGTTCGCTTACAGCCCGGACAGAAAAGGCATCCATCCGCAGACTCATCTTGCCTGCTTCAGCGGTGTGCTGCAAGCGGATGCGTACGCCGGGTTCAACGAGCTGTATCGCAATGGTGGGATAACGGAAGCTGCCTGCTGGGCTCATGCCCGCCGAAAGATCCACGATGTGCACGTCCGCATCCCGTCAGCACTGACGGAAGAAGCCCTGGAGCAGATCGGTCAGTTGTACGCCATAGAGGCGGATATAAGGGGAATGCCGGCAGAGCAGCGGCTTGCTGAACGTCAGCGAAAAACGAAACCGTTGTTGAAATCCCTGGAAAGCTGGTTGCGTGAAAAGATGAAGACCCTGTCGCGACACTCAGAGTTGGCGAAGGCGTTCGCGTACGCACTTAACCAGTGGCCGGCACTGACGTACTATGCGAACGATGGCTGGGTGGAAATCGACAACAACATCGCTGAAAATGCCCTGCGGGCGGTCAGTCTGGGTCGTAAAAACTTCCTGTTCTTCGGCTCTGATCATGGTGGTGAGCGGGGAGCGCTACTGTACAGCCTGATCGGGACGTGCAAACTGAATGACGTGGATCCAGAAAGCTACCTTCGCCATGTGCTTGGCGTCATAGCAGACTGGCCGGTCAACCGGGTCAGCGAACTGCTTCCGTGGCGCATAGCACTGCCAGCTGAATAACACATCCCCGTCAATACGGCCCTCGCTGTACGCTTACCGAAAAACAACTTTTTATCTTTTTGTTTCGCTCAAATTAGTATAAAAAGCCGAACAACAAACAATAAAAAACCATTAACATCAATAGATTATGATGGCTTCAATCTAAATAATAGGCTATATAATACTGCAAGACACAACACATGCTGTCACTATGAGTCAACTATTTAGATGATATTAGTGACCTGTTTCAGAGCATTAGCGCAAGGCGATTCTTTGTCTTCTTGCACTAATTTTTTATCATAAAAATGTTCCTAGCACTGGGCATCAATATCGCAGGTCAGAAAGAGCTCCTGGGGATGCGGCTGGCCGAAAATGAAGGGGCGAATTTCTGGTTCAATGTGCTGACTGAACTGAAAAACCGCGGTCTGAACGATATCCTCATCGCCTGTGTGTATGGCCTGAAAGAATTCCCGGAGGCCCGCATCCAGTTATGCATCGTGCATATGGTGCGCAACAGCATGCGCTTCGTGTCATGGAAGGAATACAAAGCCGTCACTCGCGACCTGAAAGCGATTAGCCTCCCACAGAAGAGGCAGGCCAGCAGGCACTGGAAGCGTTTGCTGCGGCCTGGGACTGCCGCTATCCGCAGATAAGCCGGTGCTAGCTGTCAAACTGGACTAACTTGGCGACGTTTTTCGCTTATCCGGCAGATATCCGCAAAGTGATCTACACAACGAACGCCATCGAGTCGCTGAACAGTGTGATCCGGCATGCCATCAGGAAACGCAAGGTGTTCCCGACGGACGAGTCAGTAAAAAAAGTGGTGTGGCTGGCAATCCAGGCCGCGTCACAGAAATGGACAATGCCGTTAAGGGACTGGCGAATGGCAATGAGCCGCTTTATTATCGAGTTTGGTGACCGTCTTGACGGTCACTTTTAAGAAAAGGCATTTACACAGAATCCTAAACAGGCTCACAGGCCTCTAATCATCCACATTGTAAAGATCCTTTGTTGTAAGTAAGATCTGGTACCCTAATAATATCAAAAGGATTAAAATCATCACTGCATCCTTCCACGAGGCATTTCATTGCTCGTAGATCACCATATAGCTCTGAAGAGTGATGCGGACATAGCAGATTATAAACTTTACATTTCGAATCTTCTTTGCCTTGTCTACTTTCCTCAATTTTTACTTTCAATGAATGCAGAAAAAAAAGATCCCTGATATAACTATCCCTGTCCTCTATCGTCATTCCCGCCCTCAGCGCTCCGACAACCTCATCAGTATTTTCATTTCTCACCTCAAATACACTATTTCTCTTATCCATCAGCCCACTTACAAAAGCACTTAGCTCTTGAAAAATTTCCTCAAGCTCATTATTATTTCTGGCACATGAATATATAGAGACCATAACATCAAGTTTATCTTGTAATTCAGGAGAAAGAAAGTGATTATGATTAAGCTCACTTACTGATTCCGGAGTCGAAGGGTTACCTCTTCCTGATACATACATCCATGAATAAAGATTTGCTGAAGAACCACTTGTTGGTAACATATCAAAACCCCCTTAACAAATAAATCCATAAATATTATTGCAACTAATATATCTGGATAAAAATATTATATCTTACTTAATACTACACTAATAAGATCCAGCTTTCCTCCGTGATAAGATTGCATGACTTGATGTTCACTCCATGAAATATCAGAAACATTATAAGATGATATATCTATTGGATTAAATTCATTTCTCATACGATCATATAAAACATTTGTTTCTGTTGTATCAACAAAAAGAATTCCTTTTTTCTCCAGTCTGTCAAACATATCGTAAATAGCCTGTTCAGCTTGTGCTGGTAATGATGGAATATCCAAAAGAGATTCCCCATTTATTTTATTCATTCTAATACCAATAACATTTCCATTATCATTATATATTTTCTCTGCACTCCCGGAACCATAATACTGATTGAAACAACGAACTTCGCTTGTCACCTCTTCATGGCTTTGAGATATAGTAAACATCTTCAACACTTTTGTTGTATCTTCCATATCTTCATACACGACAGCATTACCACCTTTACCAATAACATTACCTGGCACGGGTGATTTATTGTTGCTAACCCTCGGCAACTCTGATTGAGTATAATCCGCTGGAGGTAACTCCGGCTGCGCATAATCCACTGGAGGTAAATCAGGTCTGTTCGAATGAACAGAGCCTCTTTCTATAGTCGTGCTCACTGGCGATGTATTCAGCATAGCCTCAATTTTTCTGCTAATCTCTCCCTTAGGCCATCCCAACCTGTGCAACAGATTAGTAAAACAACCACTATGACTTTCTCTTGTAACGCAAAACTTATTATCAGTGACCACAACACGATATGTTCTGTTGCCAACCGTTACTTGCGTCCCGCTATCAGAGTGAACAGCAGCATCCCTTACAGAGGATAAAACACGATTATCAGGCGAAGTCAGGTTTCTGGTTAAAGAATTCCATGAACATCCCAAATTTATAGAAGAGGGCGATAACATACATTTCAACCTTCAAAATAAACCTATCTAATTATTCCTAACAGACATCCCCCATACATGACAACAAAAACCGGAGCCGGACTCCGGTTTTTGTGAAGCTATCGGGTTACTTCATTTCGCCAATATTTTCCCACTTCCCGTCAGCACGCAGGATTTGCAGCGGTCTTACTACACACTGACCCGAGGACGAAAAAAGAGTTCGGGCTGGGAAGAGACAGAAGAGTAGCAATTTCAGAAGCATTCACACCAACATTGAGCTTTTCAGCGAAAGTGGGCACGAATCATTGCTGGACAGGGTTAAAGGCACTGACTCAATCACTCTTCATACGTGGCTTGATCGATATGAAACAATCCTCAGCTAGAGGGGGAGCAAGCCGAAAACATTACTCGACTACGCCAGCAAAATCAGGGCAATTCGAAGAAAATTGCCGGACAAACCGCTCACTGACATATCAACGAAAGAGGTGGCAGCAATGCTAAACACCTACGTCGCAGAAGGTAAAGCGGTTTCCGCAAGAGTAATCAGGTCAACCCTTGTTGACGTTTTTCGAGGGGCAATAGCCGAGGGGCATGTGGCAACGAATCCAGTAACAACAACCCGTGCAGCAAAGTCAGAAGTAAGGCGCTCAAGGCTGACAGCTAATGAGTATGTCGCTATTTACCATGCTGCTGAGCACCTCCCCATCTGGCTGAGGCTGTCAATGGATTTAGCTGTCGTTACAGGGCAGAGAGTGGGCGATTTGTGCAGAATGAAGTGGTCAGACATAAACGATGGTCATCTTCACATTGGACAGAGTAAAACAGGAGCCAAAATTGCCATTCCGCTGGCTCTAACCATTGACGCACTCGACATCTCACTGGTTGATACACTACAGAAATGCAGGGAGGCCAGCAGCAGTGAAACAATAATCGCATCAACCTATCACGAACCACTTTCTCCAGCCACAGTATCACGGTATTTAACAAAGGCGCGAAATGCATCCGGGATCTCGTTTGATGGAGACCCACCGACATTTCATGAACTACGTAGTCTGTCCGCGAGGCTATATCGGAACCAGATTGGCTACAAGTTTGCACAACGTCTTCTTGGACATAAATCTGATTCAATGGCGGCGCATTATAGGGACAGTCGCGGGCGGGAGTGGGACAAAATTGAAATCGGATAATGATTTTATTTTGACCAATAATGACTTACCAGATTTAACAACTTGATATTTAATAAGATTTTTGAACGAACAACTTCCATGTCAGAAGGAGGATAAAATCACAAAAACACATTAAAAATCATTATGTTATTTATACAATTGATTAAATGATAGACTGCAAAACGCGACAAAACACTACATTTAGAGTCACAATTAATCAATGAGTTAGATGTGATTAGTGACCTGAGACAGAGCATTAGCGCAAGGTGATTTTTTGTCCTCTTGCGCTAATTTTTTGTCATCAAACATACAGCCAATCAGAAGAGCATAAAGCTGCCAAGCATTATATGTCTTAGTTTTATGCTCATTTTCATTAAAAAAATATATAATAAGACTAATATCAGTATAAAATATTTATAACACTTAGAGTAAAAATGTAATCAGCTTATACAACCAACAATAATTTAAACTATAAAAAACAATAACAGAAACATTTATAATTTATTTTAAGTGTTCAAGCGATAAACTGGTAAATTTAACAACTTAATTTTGAGATCTAAGTCACATCAATCAAGCATTCAAACAGTTATATATTAAAGCTGTCCACATCGGATATGTGACACTAATAGTATCAATGGATTGATATTATTAATGGATATAAACATGTAATAAGGATTTATTATGAACATTCAACCGACCATACAATCTGGAATCACCTCACAAAACAATCAACATCATCAAACAGAACAAATACCCTCTACACAAATACCGCAATCCGAATTACCTCTAGGATGCCAAGCTGGATTTGTTGTTAATATTCCAGATGATATACAGCAACATGCACCGGAATGCGGTGAAACAACAGCTCTACTGAGCTTGATAAAAGATAAAGGTCTGCTCTCAGGGCTAGACGAATATATAGCTCCTCACCTTGAAGAAGGATCCATAGGAAAAAAAACATTGGATATGTTTGGTTTATTCAATGTTACCCAAATGGCATTAGAGATACCTAGTTCCGTTTCAGGCATCTCTGGTAAATATGGTGTCCAGCTAAACATTGTAAAACCAGATATTCATCCTACATCAGGTAATTATTTTTTACAGATATTCCCTCTGCATGATGAAATAGGTTTTAATTTTAAAGACCTTCCTGGCCCGTTAAAAAATGCATTAAGCAACAGTAATATATCAACCACTGCAGTGTCGACTATTGCATCGACTGGAACATCAGCCACTACTTCGACGGTAACCACCGAGCCAAAAGACCCAATACCATGGTTTGGATTAACAGCTCAAGTGGTTCGTAATCATGGTGTAGAACTTCCTATAGTCAAAACTGAAAATGGATGGAAGCTTGTTGGAGAAACACCACTTACTCCTGATGGGCCGAAAGCAAATTACACGGAGGAGTGGGTTATCAGACCGGGAGAAGCAGATTTTAAATATGGTGCATCTCCATTACAGGCAACTCTAGGGCTGGAGTTTGGCGCACATTTCAAGTGGGATTTAGATAACCCTAATACTAAATATGCCGTTCTTACCAATGCTGCCGCAAATGCGCTTGGTGCTTTAGGGGGATTTGCAGTATCCAGATTTGCTAGTACAGATCCAATGTTAAGTCCTCATATCGGTGCAATGGTTGGGCAAGCAGCAGGGCATGCTATACAGTATAATACCCCTGGATTAAAGCCAGACACTATTTTATGGTGGGCTGGTGCGACACTGGGGGCTGCCGATTTAAACAAGGCCGAGTTTGAAGTAGCTAGATTCACTGACTATCCTCGTATATGGTGGCACGCAAGAGAAGGAGCTATTTTCCCCAATAAAGCAGATATTGAACATGCCACAGGTGCTGATATACGCGCAATGGAAGAAGGTATCCCTGTTGGACAGCGGCATCCAAATCCAGAGGATGTGGTAATCGATATCGAAAGCAATGGCTTACCACATCATAATCCATCAAATCATGTTGATATCTTTGATATAATCCAAGAAACAAGAGTCTAAGCTTTAACTTGTTTATTTTAAAATAATAGCTGAAATGGATGGCAGCTATTATTAATAAGGATTAATATATTTTTTCTAAAATACCCCACAAAACAAACACATCATAAAAATTCTAAATACACACACCTAATCTCAAAAAAAACAAACTTACTATTTGACTTGGATTATGTTTTTAATCCAATATTTTCCGACAACATCTCCACAGAAAAATGCATTTACATAAAGACGCCTTCAAGTCATCTGAAACCTGCCAACCACAGACACCTTCTTATATTCTGGATGTCTGCGGCGTTTTTTTACAAATTACTGACAGCCAATACTCTCTCAGAGAAAAATATTTTAACTATCTTTTATAATGAAGTTTCCCTTGATAGGATCATAAACACATTTATCAGGACTTATAATCATTGATGCCGTTATTGGTTCTCGGGTCAGTGGATGATATGAGCCTTCACTAGCTAAACGAGAAAATGCATCAAAATCAAATAAGCAGCATACTGCCGAACTATCTGAATTTTTGACAAACACTCCTTCTTCGGGTCTCTCTAGTGTAATTGGACACTGAATAGACTCTGGCGGGCACTGGAAATTTCCTGAACTAACAGGAAACTTACATTGAGATATTTTGTCCTGAATACTCTCTTGCGATTGTGCTTCACCTGAGTCCGAAAGCATACTGAGCATCCTATCGCGAAGAGCTTCAGGGCCGTTATTAAACCCATAAAGGAATAACTCAGTAAGCAATCCCCCACTACTGCCGCTGGATAGAAAACGCCCATCGGTTTCATTAAATACAATGCTGACAGTCTCATTACCTAATGTAAACTCCCCTCGACCGCTAGATGCTACTTGAGCTCGAAGGACATTCAATCCATTAAAAATGAGCTTGATCTAATCTCCGAATTTAACGGCATTATAAAACTCCCTATTTTAATTTAAACTCCAGACTTAAATAGCTTTAACAAACATCTGCCTTACATGACAACAAAAACCGGAGCCGGACTCCGGTTTTGTGAAGCTGTCGGGTTACTTCATCCCGCCAATATTTTCCCACGTCCCGTCAGCACGCAGGATTTGCAGCGGTCTTACCACGCACTGTATCTGCTTTTTATCCGCATCCAGTATCACCACCTGCGTGATTACCCTGTCCTGCTCCGGAATAATACCATTCTCATCGGACTCCAGGATGTCTGCCGGCCCCAGACGCAGTTGTGCTGTAAGTAACTCCCCGTCTTCACGGTCATCATGCTTTCCGTGCCCGCACAGACGCTGCATAAGTTTTTTTAGTATGTTCATGTCATTCTCCTGTTCTGCCTGTATCACTGCCCACTTCATCAAGCCCCTTAACATCCTGCCACGGCCCGTCACCAAACCTGACCTGCAAATGCTGAAAAAAACCCTGAACCCGTGTGGTATCTTTGGGGGCAAGAAAGGTCAGTCCGGTGATGAGCGCACCATCTGTACCCGGGAACCAGCCATGGCTGTTTGTCTCAATAATGCTCGCCGGCCCCAGACGAAAACGGATTTGTGTCTCCCCCGGGTCGCCCTTCGGTCCCTGAGGTCCGGTTGCCCCCACCGGGCCAGCCGCACCTGTTTCTCCTTTCGGTCCCTGTGGGCCTGCCGGGCCTGCTGCCCCGGTGTCTCCCTTTGGACCCTGTGGACCTGCATTTCCCGTCAGACCGGTCTCTCCCCTGTCACCTTTCGGCCCCTGCGGGCCTGCCGGACCAGCATCACCTGCCGGTCCCCGTTCGCCGGTTGCCCCTGCCGGGCCGGTGTCTCCACGCTCTCCTTTATCTCCCTTCGGCCCCTGAGGACCCGCGGGCCCCGGTTCCCCCTTTGGCCCGGGAGGCCCCACCACGGTGGGGATTCGGTTTACGGCTTCTTCCGCCGCTATCCTGCTTTGTTCCGCTGACTGTGCGCTTTCTGCTGACTCCCGGGCTTTTTCTGCTGCGGTCGTTGCATCCCTGGCTGCATTACCGGCTGCACTTTCTGCCGTCTTTCTTGACAACTCAGCATCTGTTGCACTTTGTAATGACTCACTGGCTTTTTGAGCGGCCGCAGAGGCCGAGGACGAGGACGCCTCCTCTGACTGCTTTGCAGCGGCTGCACTTTCTGCCGCCTGCCGGGCTGACTCCGATGCATCCCCTGCTGAAGTGTCAGCATTTGCAGCGTTCTCTTCTGCCTGACTGGCTGATATGCCGGCATTCCTCGCGGACGTCTCCGCCTCTCCGGCATTCTTCTTCGCCTCCTCAGCGTGACGCGCCGCTTCTTCCACCATCAGTTCAAAACGACGCAGTGCCTCCGGCCGGACGTCATCCTCCGACATGGCACCGAGAAAATCATTCAGCGTACCGGGTTGAGAATCTTCATACACGGTGATGGTCCCGGCATGTGACGGCGGGAATCCTTCCACCAACAGAATGACGCTGTACTGACCGTACTCAACGTCCATGCTGTAACGACCGGCTTCATCCGGATTTTCAGAGGCCACCGTGTTCACCACCACCGTGCTGCTGGTCCGTCTGGCTTTCAGTTGAATGGTGCAGTTCTCTACCGGTTTTCCTGTGCCGTCTTTCAGTACACCTGAAATCTTTACTGCCATATTCACCCCACAAAAAAGCCCGCCTGAACCGGCGGGCTGTCATAACACTGTGTTACCTGGCTAATCAGAATTTATAGCCGACACCCACGATGAAGCCGTCAGTGCGCCAGTCGCCACTGCCGGAGCCTTCATAAGCAATATCAATGGCCACGGATTCGGTCGGGTTAAACTGCACGCCAGCTCCCCACGCCAGAGACGTGTTGCTGTGGCGACCGTCATCACTTCCGGTCAGCACATCATGCGTTTTCCCCTTGTTGTCAGTTACGCGGAGATAATCCCCGGAGAAAGTCGACACACGGCTGTAAGCCACACCCGCCATCGCATACGCGCTGAACCATTCATTCACGCGCACAGAGGGCCCCGCCATCACGCTGAACCAGCGGTTACGCACGGAATCTTCATGCCAGCGGGTATCGCTGTAACGGGTAAGCTGGCGATTCCTGTCTCCTGCATAGCTGAATGACGTCACCATCCCCAGTGTGTCCGTAAACTCATAACGGTATTTCACGTTAATCCCGTTAAGATTATCGCTACCGGGAGCGCTCGTCCGGGCATGAAGATACCCCGCGCTCAGCGTGGCCTGCTGCTCAGACGCCCATGCAGGCGCGCCGGATACGGCCAGACAGATGGCTGCGGACAAAATGGCGGCATAAAGTTTACGCATAATTACCTCTCGCTTTTCTGCAATAAAAAAGGCGCCATTTCTGGCGCCCGTATATGGGTTATAAAATTCAGCTGATACTGATGCCTGCGGTGGCTTTCTTCATCACCACAACCAGCAAATCGCTGATACTTGCTGTGGGATACCAGTCATTTACCAGCCATGCTGACACCGAAAACTCCAGCGTCATGTGACCGTGACCGGCAGGCATATCAATAACGCCACTGTAAATCAGCGTATTATCCAGCGCGGTACGGTTATAAATTTCAGCACCGTTTTTCCGCACTATCAGACGGCATGAGGAGTAAATATCAGTATGCTCTTTCTCATGTTTAGCGCCGCTGAATGCCACCGCCGGAATAACAATCTGCCGGTCAAACGGCTGATCGTCATAAACCCTGACGGTAATGGTCCCTGATGGCCACCGTTCCGGTGCACGGGAGTCCCGGGGGAAAGCTTTGCCCACTGTTTTAACGAGATCGCCTTCAATCTGGTTCGCGGACAGTTTTCCCAGAACCCGACAGTTCTCGTTAATCGTGACGTTGTTGAGCGTCCCGGAGTTCGCATTCACGTTACCACTGATATCCGCATTTTTAGCAGTCAGCTTTCCATCCGGTGTCAGGGAAAATGCCGGTGGATTTCCACCACTGGTAATGGTGGGGGCCGTCAGGCGCTTCAGGAACACGTCGTTCATGAATATCTGGTTGCCCTGCGCCACAAACATCGGCGTTTCATTCCCGTTTGCCGGGTCAATAAACGCGATACGATTGGCGGCAACCAGAATGGATTGAAGACTGGGCCGACTACCTTGTGGGCTTTGATGCTAATGGTGACACCATTCAGGCAACAAAAGCGGCTGCGGCGGTCCGTAAAATCACGATTGAAGCAAACCAGACCGCTGATTTTGAAGATAATGACTTCAGCGGCAAACGCTCCCTGATGGAGTCTGTCGAAGCGAAGACCAAAGACATTATGCCAGTGGCATTTGAATTTAAATGCATTCCGTTTGAAGGTCTGAAAGAACGTCCGTTTAAATTACGCCTCAGCATTATCACTGGCGATCGTCCGGTACTGGTTCTGCGCATTATTCAGCTGGAGGCGGTGCAGGAAGAAATGGCTAACGAATTTCGTGATCTGCTTGTTGAGAAATTCAAGGACAGCAAAGTAGAAACCTTTATTGGTACTTTCACCGCCTGATTTCATTACTGCAAATGCCCCTGAGGGGGCATTTATGGAAACGTAATTTACTCAATAATCGCCGGATGGTGAGGGATTCTTTTTACCAGAATTCAGCGCGGTGCAGCGCATATACGTGGAGAACAAAATGTCATTTATTAAAACTTTTTCCGGGAAGCATTTTTATTATGACAGGATAAATAAAGACGACATCGATATTAACGATATCGCGGTTTCCCTTTCAAATATCTGTCGCTTTGCCGGTCATCTTTCGCACTTCTACAGCGTCGCCCAACATGCGGTTCTTTGCAGCCAGCTGGTACCGCAGGAATTTGCTTTTGAAGCATTAATGCATGATGCAACAGAAGCGTATTGCCAGGACATCCCCGCTCCACTGAAACGCCTTCTTCCTGACTATAAACGGATGGAAGAAAAAATTGACGCCGTAATCCGTGAGAAATACGGGTTACCCCCAGTTATGAGTACGCCCGTGAAATATGCCGATCTTATCATGCTGGCAACCGAACGCCGCGATCTCGGGCTTGATGATGGCTCTTTCTGGCCTGTACTGGAAGGCATCCCGGCAACAGAGATGTTCAACGTGATTCCACTGGCACCTAGCCATGCCTACGGGATGTTTATGGAACGTTTTAACGAGTTATCGGAGTTACACAAATGCGCATGAATGTTTTCGAAATGGAAGGGTTTCTTCGCGGGAAATGTGTACCGCGAGATCTGAAAGTGAATGAAACAAATGCTGAGTATCTGGTGCGTAAATTCGATGAAGTACGTGCTGAGGCTCGCAACGAGGGTATTAACTATACCGCAAGCCGTCTTGCTGCTGCTTTCAATCACGGATTTATCAATAAGCCTTTGGCTGAAGTTTTCGACGTTACACGCATGATTCTGTCAGCAAAAGAAGAGTTAGCTAATGAATCGCATCCGATTGATGGCCTGTCCGGTGAATATGCAGAGAAATCCCTTGAAGAATGGGCGGAACGGCTTCGCAAAGGAGGCAGCCAGTGACTGGACATGCAGCAATCCTCGACATGTGCTGTGGCAGTCGCATGTTCTGGTTCGATAAGAATGACGACCGGGCGATATTTAGCGATATCAGAAAGGAAGAGCACACATTGTGTGATGGACGACGCCTGATTATCAGTCCTGATCTGATAGCTGATTTTCGTGCACTACCATTTGCAGACGCATCTTTTTCGATGGTTATATTCGACCCTCCGCATCTTGAGCGTGTTGGTGATAACGCCTGGATGGGAAAGAAATATGGACGGCTGAATAAAGATACCTAGCGTGATGATTTGCGGCAGGGATTTAAAGAAGCCTTTCGTGTGTTGCGTCCATCCGGCGTTCTGATTTTTAAATGGAATGAAACGCAAATACCTGTTCGCCAGATATTGGTACTGACCGACAGAAAACCTGTTATCGGTCAACGAACAGGAAAAAACGATAAAACCCACTGGATTATTTTTATGAAATAGGCATCCAGTGAGTAGGTTCGTAAGGTTACAGATACGTATATCTGAATAATTAAATTCAGTTCTGTAAATAAAATTTAATCCTTAACCGGAGGGATTCCTGCACCCTCAGAACATCAGGAGACCGCCCGAAAGGGCGGTAATGAAAAATGGCTGAATTAACCAAATGGCTACAAAACACGATTACCGGAATTGAAACGGTAGTAGACGATAAATCGTTTGTATGTGATGAAATAGTATTCAAAATCGATGTGGTTAAAAACGTACTTACCGCATTTAAAGTCGCGCTGGTATCGCTGGAAGTATTGATGATACTTTGTCGATCAGCGATGCTCTCTCAGAACTAAACCATTTCATTAACCGGCACGCAGACAATACGAAATATTTAAAAGTCTGGGGTAACGGGGCCACCTTCGACAACGTAATTTTACGTGGAGCTTACGAGCGAGCAGGACAAATCTGCCCGTGGGCGTACTGGAATGACCACGATGTACGCACGATCGTTACGCTTGGGCGTTCCATCGGATTCGACCCCAAAATGGACATGCCTTTCGATGGCGAACGGCACAACGCCCTGGCTGATGCCCGTCATCAGGCAAAATATGTTTCCGCTATCTGGCAGAAATTAATTCCTGCCACCAGCACAGAATTATGATTTTCCCGGGTGCAGCCGGTTTTGATGGAGAAAATTATGAACACCTTGTTTTTACTGATGGCTGAATTCAATACCCCAAACATTGAACTCTCAGCAGTTAGCCAAAAGTACTTTGGTATGAGTCCAGCCACGGCAGAAGCAAAAGCAAACGCTTGTAAGTTGCCCGTTCCAACATATCGCATCGGCACATCACAAAAAGCAAAACGTTGCATCAATATTCAAGATCTTGCGGAATACATAGACAAAAGGCGAGAAGAAGGACGTATCGAGTGGGAACAGGTCAGAACAGTCAAACAGAAGGACAAAGAACATCACTAAAGAAAAAACCCGCCTGAAGGCGGGTTTTCAAAAAGCACCAGCTATGATCATGCTGCTTTGCGACGACGAAGCTTACCCTGCTGCTCTTTACCAGAGACAGTAGCGTGAGTGAACGCATTAGGAGCAGCCTTCATCAGAACTTCAACAGCAGCACCCATACCTGCGAATGCTTTCATTGTGTCGAACTTAACCTGTGGCTTGGTTGCTTTTTGATCTTTCATAGAAAACTCCCGAGACAGTAAAGGCGTCTCTAACCCTTTCTTTAAAGCTAGCTTGTTTCGCTAACTTATGCCAATCGATCATGTCGATTGGTGACATCGTTTCTTAGTAGTTTAAGCACAAAACGACTGCCATAGATGTACCTTTAAGGTAATCTGGACGGGTATCCTACAATTTGTAGACCCTTCTCGTCTATACCTACTGAGCAAATTTAAGAAAGATATCCTGCAGCTCATCAATGACTGCCGACATCACATAACCGCACTGTTCCATGCGGAAACCAAAAGACTCGTAATACTGCACCAGTTCTGGTACTGGCTCTACAATGTGGACAACTTTACATTCAACAGCTTTACAAAATATAAAAGCACTCATAAGAGTGAGTAAAACCATGCGCCCTTTCAATGGGTGAGATTCATCTTCTCTAGAAAACCTTTCGATCATATGGATACGAAAGATGTTTTCTTCAACCCCATAAACACAAATTGCTGCTCCTGATGGTATTCCCTGAACCCGACCTTGCTGAACAAGTTTTATGCAGAACTCATACTTTTCTCTGGAGTTGCCATAGGTACTTAACGCATAGTCCCATTCAAGCTCACCATAGCCACCACACAGAATCTTGTAATCATCATCACTGAGCGGACCAACAGCAAGAGGTAAGCCGACATGATCAATAATCAACTGGATATTGTTACGTACTGATTGACCTATCTCGTCCAGGGTAAGCATCATGGCCTCTCAAGCGGAACACTAAAAGTCGCATTATATCTCATTCTTAAGCCGCGTATGGATTACACCTTGAAATGAAAACGCCGGGTTCCCAATAGGCTCCCACAAAGTATATAACTATTTGTTTTTCAAAAACGGTACATCCTATCGAGCATTGGTGCAACGCTAAACCGACCACTCCAGTGAACGTCAGTTTTTTCAGGCATTGCGCTGGTTTGGTTGATTTTTTGCATTTCAGAATTACCGTGCATTTTCAAATGTAGAGATTATTTTATCGATATATCATGTGGTTATGTTATTCAGCATCACTGTTCAGGAGGCTCAATAACGGGGTACTATACCATAACAACAGGAAGCGCCTGTCTCATTGCAAAAGAAAATTGAGATCCTCTCAAGGCATGAAGCTCTCACGAAGTGAATATCTAATCTTATTAGATGTTAGCGTTGTGAAAAGCAATGATAAACAATACAGATTCGACGATAAATAAAAATCACACATTAAACTCCGGTGATATCTCTCCCTGCTAATAGCACTGATAGAGAAAAAAAGAACCCAATAAACATTGGGTTCTTTTATGTAATACCTTTCATACCATCGAAGAACTTCACATATTATTTCTCCGATTTAACCCCGAATAAATCATAAATTAATTTAGAAGTGCCTGTATATATTTTAATCTTTTCCTTTGAGTTTGGGTCAAACGACTTAGCAAAGTCAATTAATTTCGGTGCAGCATCTCGCATTTTGCTTAAAATATCAGGGGCGAGCGTTCCTTCATTCACCAGATGTGACATCTTATCCAGATAGCCATCAAAATTCATTTCTCCCCCATCTGCCAGACGCTTCATCTCTCCCAGGTACTTCTTCATATCACGTTGAGATAATTCTTCAAACTGAGCTTTCAGGTAGTTATCATTATATTCATTAATATTCACTCTTCCTGCAAAATCTGAGTAGACACTAGAATATGAAAGGGAAATTAACAGCGAAGCAAATAATTTTAAGCTGTTGTCATCATGTTCCTGGCAGGCATTAACAAACGTTAAGAAACCAGAACCTATTGCTTGCAAATGTATATTCGCTAAAGGTTCATTATCTTTAGATTCCTCATAAAATAGCTGAACCGTGGAGGGAAGACCATTCTTGGTTTCTACATCAAAAGTACATCGTTCTATGAGTGTCGCATCTTTATTATCCTCGGGATTACATATACTATTAATCGCGAAATGAAAAATAGCCCTGTCAACAACTGATGCAATAAATTCACGATCGTTTAATTCCTCATCAGTACAATCTCCAATATACTCATTGACACACATTTTGAGATCGTTTATTTGCTTAATTAACGTCACATTTTTTTCACGTGCAGTCCATAAATTATGAGTGATTCTTTGAATAAATAAATCTATTTTTGCAATAATTATATCCCGATGACGCATCGTTGAATAATCAATAGATTTACCATATATACTATTTACTTTACCTTTGATTGCATCTTCATTATCGAATTGATTTGAATTGAGTGTTTTATTAAAGTATCCTGTTGCACCGGGTATTATCTTTAACAT